AAGAGGCGAAGATCGAGGTTTTCCGCAATCTCGCCAAGAGCTATGGATTGATCGAGGAACAGCCGGAACTCGGGCCGGACGGTAAACCGATCCAGCCAGATCCGAAGTTCACGGCGTTGGAATCGAAGATTCAGACGCTCGAAGGAAAGCTGACGGCCAAGGAGCGAGCCGATCAGCAAGCGGAAGAAAGACGGGTCGAAGCTGCACGGTCTGAGATCTCAAAGGAGATCACCGACTTCGCGAACGACCCGAAAAACGAGTTCTATGGACTTGTCAAGGACGATATGTTAAAAACCATCCAATCTGGACAGGCTGCTGACCTCAGAGACGCCTATGACAAGGCTGTTTGGGTCAACCCTGTGACGCGCGGGAAGCTGATTGCTCGACAGCAAGAGGCGGATCGCAAGTCAGCCGCTGAGAAAGCAGCGGAGGCCAGGAAAGCCAATCTAGTCAACGTGACTCCTCGGGCGACCCCGGCGGGGAAAGCGGCTAGCAAAGGCACACTCGAAGAATCGCTTGGAGCGGCGCTCGATGAGCAGCTGGCGAAAAGCGCGTAGTGCTTAGCTAGTCGGAGCTTCTGTAGCTCCACGCGGGGTCATCAATGGTCGATCAAGTAACCCTTGAGGGATTCGGGGACGTCATCACTGCGACGCTCCGAAACTCAAAGACTGAGGTTGCGGACGGCATTTCCAACCACAACGCTCTGTACGCCCGGATGAAGAAGAAGGGCAACATTCGTATGGAAGCGGGCGGGACGGTTATCGACTGTCCGATCATGTATCAAGGTCCGGGCGTGTATCAGCGTTATTTCGGCGCCGATCCGCTCGACATTTCGTTCCAGCAGTCTCACACCCATTCGCGGTGGGAGTGGAAGCAGGCTGTGGTTCACGTTACGTCTCACGGGCGTGAGCTTCAGATCAACCGCGGACGCTCGAAGATATTCAACTTGGCGAAATCCAAGATCAAGGCTGCGATTGCGCAAGCAGCCAACGGCATGAGCGCCGATCTTTGGTCGGCCGGATTGTTGGACAATCAGCTGACCGGCATCCAGGCGATCGTCACAACGGACGGGCTTGGCGTAGTCGGCGGAATATCGGCTACCACGGAGGAGTGGTGGCGGTCGATCGTTCAATCCGCGGCGGCCCCGATTCAGGGCGGTGGTGCGATCACACCAGGACCGACGACGATCGAGTCGCTGATGGGGCCGCTGTACCGTCGCTTGACGATCGGTTCTAGCACTCCGGATATGATCGTGTTGTCCGAAAGCTACTACAACTTCTTCGAGCTTTCTCAGGTCTCGCTGAAGCGGTACACGAACGAATCGTCTGGAGATGCAGGGTTCGTCAGCTTGAAGTACCACGGTTCGGACGTGTTCCACGAAACCGCAGTCTCGGGGATTCCGGACAACACCGGGTATTTCCTGAACACGGATTACATGGAGCTGGTCGTGTCCGAAGGTCGGAACTGGGAGCAGGCGGACGACAAGTCGCCGGTGAACCAGGACACGGTCGTCACGCCGATCTACTTCATGGGCAACAACGCGGCATCGGATCGTCGTCGCCTCGGTTTGATGAAGGCGTAGGGAGAAAAACACATGAGCACAGCATTCAACATTCCCCATCGCGATACGGCTTCGTTGAACAAGGAGTTCGCGCTCGGGGCAGAGACAGAGTTCGGTGGCATCGTATATCGATACGTGCAGGCCGGTGCGGCTATTTCGACCTCGGTCAACGAGCCGTACGCTTTGGCCATCGACGAGGCCGAACAAGCATTGAAGCTTACCGCTCCTTTGGCGCTCGCCGGCCACCGGATCGGGTTCGCGCCACGGGCGATCATTCCGGACAACGCCTACTTCTGGGCGCGTATGAAAGGCGTGTTTCCAATCCGTGTCGCGGCGGACACGGCGGCGGATGTTCGTCTACGTGTCGCGGTCGCAGGTGGCGGACGGCTTTCGTCAGCCTCTCTCACCGCCTCTGGAGCGCAGATCATGGGTGTCGTGATTACCGCAGCGGCATCGACATCGACGAGTGCCGACGACCTGAACGCCCAGACGATCCGCACGGCGATCGCTGGGCCGCTCACGGCGATCATCGGCGGCGTCACGCTCGCCTGATGTCAAGCTACTTCGCGGCTCAAGCTGAGGGGCAGGAGACTGCCCCTCTTTTTTTGCAGCTCGTGGTCAACAACGATACTGGCGAGATCGAGAGCCAGATCCGGCAGAACATCGCTCGACGGCCGAAGGTTTTAGAGCCTCGGCCGAAGATAGATACGCCACTCATCATCGCCGCCGGAGGTCCGTCTCTGGCGGATAACGTTGACCTGATTCGTCAGTTCGGGCTCCCGGTTCTTGCCGTAAACGGTGCCTACAACTTTCTTTTGAAACGTGGAGTGGTAGCCGACTACTTCATGATGATGGACTCGCGCGCATCGAACTACGTGCACGTGGAGAACATGCAGAGAGAGACCGAGTGCATCTTGGCCAGTCAGGTGCATCCCGACATTTTCGAGCGGCTCTCGACGCACAATGTGACGATGTACCACTCGTTCGTAGACTCTGCTAAACGAGCGCTGGCCAGCATGAAAAGCGGGCCTGTCCACGGGGTTCTAGCTCCGTTGGGAGCGGCCGGGATACACGCGCTGTACATCGCGCTCATTCTCGGGTTTCGTAATCTAAAACTGTTTGGCTACGACTTAAGCTATCGGGGGGACGACCATCGAGCATTTCCGCAGCCGATGAACGACGGAGAGTTTACGGTCGATGTTGTGGTCAATGGAGTCACGTATCGAACGCCAGGGCTTTTAGCTTTAGCGGCAGAACAGTTCCCGTCGATCGCGGGTAATTTGACGAGGGAGCAGGGGGCAGAGATCGAGCTTTGGAGTGGTGGCCTTTTGTCCGCGGTGCTGGAGAGGGCTAATCGAGAGGGTGAAAAGCCTGTCGAGGATCGGGAGCGTGAGAAGTACGAGGACATTTGGCGGGTCGATCAATACCGCAAGGTGTCTCCGGGAATGCGGTATGTCGATGAGGCGTTGGGCCTTCTTACTCCAGAACCAGGTGCCTCTTTCTTGGACCTTGGCTGCGGGACGGGCCGTGTCGTTACAGAGCTTCGCCGTCGTGGGTTCGATGCTGCTGGGGTTGATATCGCTGAGAACGCTCTGGAGGAGGACGTTCCGTTTACTCGGGTAGCCCTGTGGGATGCACTACCTCAAGCAGACTACGGATTCTCCAGCGATGTCCTTGAGCACATTCCTCCCGAGCGGGTCATGGACGTGCTTGAGTCCATTCGAGCATCAATCAGGGTCGCGTGCTATCTCAACATCGACACGTTCGATGACAATTTCGGCGCGTACATCGATAGAAAGCTCCACATGACCGTCATGGAGCCATCGGGATGGATAGCTGCGGCAAAAACACTGTGGCCTAACGTCGATGCCATCGAGCGCACCGGAGAAGTGGTGCTGATTTGCAGGACAAGGTAAGGATCGGCTAACGCCGAAGGAGCCATCATGTCAGTAGACGCCTCTTTCATGCGCGGGATCGACAACAAGCGCAGACCTCCAAAAGTTTCGTACAAGAAGCGAGCCCGCTTCGATCAGGCGTTGACGAACCGTAACGGACGATCGACGTATGTCGATGAGGATGTAGCGGAGATCACGAGCCCGGACAACGGCGTGACCCTGACGATGACTGTCAAGGAGTGGTTTGCGAAGATCGACAAAGACCCGGCGAACTACCTGCACTGGTCTGCTGCTTACAAGCAGATGTACCGAGACTGGAAGGAGGCTCACGACACGGAGGCTGTTGACGGTACGCACATCTCGAACTGGTCTCTATTGTCTCCCGGACAGTGCGAGACGTACTTGCACGCCAATTATCGAACTATCGAGTCGATTGCGGAGATGACCGACGAGGTTGCGACCACGTTTGACGGTGGCCTGTTCATCCGGAGCAAGGCTCGTTACTGGATCAACTCAGCCGAGGATATCGGCGGGATTACGTCTGAGATAGCGAGCCTGAAGGCCGAGAATGAGACGTTGCTGGCCGACGTACAGCTGAAGGGCCAGAAGATTGCGGAGATGAAGTCGGAGCTAGACAGGCTGACTGCTCATTTTACCGGCAAGGAAGGGTACGACGTGATCGCCGGTCGGGTTCAGCCGGTTGGATTGCAGATTGTTCGGGATGCGCGAAGCGCAGATGCGCAGCCGCAGGTAGTCGCACCGCAGCCGGTTGAAAACGCCCCGGTAGTACAGCAGCAGCCTTCAACCTTGCTCACGCTCGACGCGGTCAAGGTTCTGGATATGGCAGCGCTTCGATCTTATTGCTATGAGCACAACGTCAAGCCAAGCACGGCCAAGGCCGAGACTTACGAGCGGTTGATCGAGGCGAAGCAGCTCACCGGCATTTGAGTATGAGCGTTTTCACGATCTCAGAAATGGTTTCAAAGGTCGGCAGGCGGGTCGGTTTGCGCATAACGAGCGCACCGATCGGATCTTCGGATGACCAGATAGCTCAGTTTGTGGAACTGTTCAACGAGGAAGTATCTGAGACTGGGACACGATTCCGCTGGTCAGCGCTGACCCACGAGGCAACGTTTCAAACCGTGGCTGTCGAGGATCAGGGCATGTTCGTCGGCTCAGGTGGAATTCTGGCCGTTGCAGATGAATACAATTACATCATTTCCGACACGATGTGGGATCGTACCGGGAGGTTTCCGGTAGCTGGGCCTACGAGCACTCTGAATTGGCAGGCTAAGAAAGCACTCAACTACACCACTGGGCCATTCCCAGAGTACCGCATTCGGGCAAACCGATTGCTGTTCTCTCCGATTCCAGCGGCTTCACACGACATCTTTTTCGAGTATGCGTCCAAGAAGTTCGTCTACAACCCTGACGAAGATACTTACGGGCAGGTGTTTTCTACCAACGATTCAGTTCCGGTCCTTGACTGCGACTTGATCATGCAGGGTGTCCGGTGGCGTTGGAAGATGGCCAAAGGATTCCAGTACGCAGAGGAAAAGCGGACCCATGAGCTGGACGTTGCGAACGCCTCCTCTCGCGATGCGGGGCGTAAGCGTTTGAGTCTGGCCGGCGGTAACTCGATCGGCGGCGGTCAGCGTGTCGGGGACCTGAGAACGACTCAACTCTAATGTCAGCCGTAGCTCTTAACGTCGCCGTCAATAAACCTTCGGCGCGGATAACCTCTATTCAGGCTCCGACTGGAGGCTGGAACAGGCGCGATCCGTTGTCGGGCATGAAGCAGAAGTATGCCGTCATTTTAGACAACTGGTTTCCGCTCCCGTACTCGATTCAGTTTCGCAAGGGATCGAGTGATTGGGCGACGGCGATTACTGACGAGGAAGTAGAGCCTTCTGAAATCACGGTCAATACGCTGATTACCTATCGTCCGGCGAGCGGGAACGATGAATTGTGGGCGTTCGCTGGAGAACTGTTGTTCGATGTGTCGGCTAGCGGAGATGTGGGCGCAAGTGAAGTCTCTGGATTGGCCAGTGATGAGTGGAACTGCACGAACTTCTCGACCACCGGGGGGAACTTTCTAATCTGCATGAATGGCGTAGATTTGATGCTGTTGTACGACGGTACGGATTGGACGCCGATTGACGGGTTATCGACTCCGGCTATTACCGGGATTGCTACAAGCAGCCTGATCAACCTGTTCGTTCACAAGGAGAGACCTTACTACATCGAGAAAAACTCGATGAGCGTCTGGTATCCGGCTGTTGGGGCCATTGCCGGAGCTTTGACTGAATTGAACCTTGCCTCGGTGTTCAACAAGGGCGGGTATCTGGTAGCCGGAGGTTCGTGGTCGGTCGATGCCGGGGACGGAAAGGATGACTACTGGTGCGTCATTACCTCAGAAGGGGAGATAGCCGTTTACCAGGGGGATGATCCTGGCACCGCCAACACATGGTCCCTGATCGGAGTGTTCGAGGTCGGGCAACCGATCGGCAGAAGGTGTCTGAAAAAGTACGGCGGGGATCTGCTGATTCTCACCGTGGACGGAATTGTATCGGCTACCGCGGCTTTCCAGCTTGGCCGAGAAAAGGCGATGCAATTGGCGTTGACCGATGTAATCCAGGGGGCAGTCGCTGAGTCAGGGGAACTCTACAAGGGCTCCTACGGCTGGCACATGACCCTGTTCGCCACGGCCTCAATGTTCTTGGTGAACGTCCCTGAATCGACCGGGGTCAAGCAGTGGGCGATGAACACGGTCACCAAAGCTTGGGGGCGGTTCCTTGACTGGGAGACGACGTGCTTTGAGATATTCAACGATGAACTTTATTTCGGCGGTCTTGGGCTGGTCAAAAAGGCGTGGACTGGAAAGAGCGATAGTAGCGTTGCGATCATGGCCGAAGTCGTACCTGCTTTCAGTTACTACGGATCTAAGGGGAACACGAAACAGTTCTTGATGCTCCGTCCGACGATCGAGTGGGACTCCAATCCTCTATCGATCAAGATTGGGGTTGACGTTGATTTCAGGACCGAGACGCCGACACAGGAAATAGCGCTCGGCCCTTCATCGAGTGCAAGTCTTTGGGGTACGGGAGTTTGGGGAACTGCGCAGTGGGGGAGCGGGCAGCTCATTCCAAGATCGGAGTGGTACACGGTTTCGGGTATTGGTCTGTCTGGTGCTCCGCATATGATTTTGCAATCCGCAGTATCTGCGGCTCGAATCACGTCATTTGATGTAGCTCATCAGCAAGGCTCGGTGTTTTAAGGGTGCGGGTCGTTACCGGCCCAGATGTTGTTACCTGGGTCCATGTGCAGCTTCACCGTTTTTGCCCGGACAAGAATTTAGCACGCGGGCTTGGATTCGTGCTCGATGGTCGTTTAGTAGCGGGCGTCACGTACTGCAATTGGAATGGCTATGACGTGCAAATGTCGATGGCAGTGAATCCTGGCTTTCAGTGGTCTCGGCGCGCATTGGCCGCGATTTTCGGGTATCCATTTTTACAGTTGAAATTGAATCGTGTTACAGCACTAGTTGAGTCGGACAACGTCGATTCGCAGCGTTTCGTTAAAAGGCTCGGAGGCACGCTTGAGGCGAAATTAGCCGAGGCGTGTCACTCTGGGGATCTACTCGTGTATCGCATGTTGCGATCCGAGTGCCGTTGGCTGAGGGATAGAAATGACCAACCTGTTTTCAGGTCCGAAACCGCCTGATACGCCTGACTACTCTAGGCTCGCTCGCGAGCAAGGGGTAGAAAACCAGCGCGCCGCGCAGCAAACCGCACTACTCGGGAGCCCGAACGAAAATACTCCGTGGGGGTCTATTGATCGTCAGTTCGATCCGGCTACCGGGCAGTTCACGTACACGACGAGCCTCACCGAAGATCAGGACAAGCTTTTCCAGGGTGGGGAGGATATCGACCTTGCCCGTATGAATTTGGGCAAGGAGCAGATCGGGAATATCTCCGACATATGGGGCCAGTCGTTCGATACCTCGGGGATGACCGATCGTGTCACTGGGGTTCCAAGGTCGGATATTCAAACTTCGATCAACGGCACGGATTACAACTTCGATCCAGGTCAGGCTCCGGGTTATCAGTCGGCGCTCGACCTTGGGAAGCTGGGGAACAGGCCGACGCTTGATTTCTCAGGACTTCCGCAAATGCCTGGAGTTGGGGATTTCGGAGCGGAAAGGCAGAAGGTCGAGGACGCTCTGTACGCTCAGCATACGTCCAGGCTTGACCCGCAGTTTCAGCAGGACGAGACGGCGCTCAAGAACAGACTCTACTCGCAGGGAATTCGCGAAGGAAATCCGGCGTGGACACAGGCTTTCGACGATTTTCATAGACAGCGATCCGGGGCGTACACAGATGCTCGTAATACGTCGATTACCGGGGCTGGTGCCGAGCAATCAAGGCTGTTCGGCATGGCCTCAACGGCGAGAGGTCAGCAAGCACAAGAGGCTCTAGCGTCCGCAGGGTTTGGCTTGGATTCTCGTTCGCAGGGAGTTTCCGAGGCGTTGACGGAAGGAAATTTCTCGAACGTCGTGACCCAGCTTGAGAGGTCTTACGGGTTGGACCGACAGGCGGCGATCAACATGGCTACCCAATTGCAGAATCAGCTCGAATTGCAGTCCGGTACATTCCAGAACGCGGCCGGTCAGCAAGGGTTTGATCAGGACCTAACGAACGCGATGCTAGCCAATCAGTCTAGGGGCCAGGAAATGGACGAGGCTGCTTTCCTTCGATCGCTGCCGTTCAACGAATTCTCGGCGATGACCCAAGGTACTCAGGTTACTCCTCCAAACTTCAGCGGTCCTACGGTGGCGCCAGGAATCCAAGGGGCACCGATCTATCAGGCTGGGCAGGATACCAATCAGGCCCAGTACAACAACTGGGTACAGCGCATGAATCAGCTCAATGAGATGTGGGGCAACATCAGTAGTGTTGCGGGTTCTGCGGTGAGCGCTCTGAGTCCCGTCTGATGGCGATGAACAAGCAGCAACTTCTCGCGATGCTGATGTCGCAGCAACCGAACATCACGACGGGCTCTGCAAATCCAGCGCTGCGAACATCTGCACCAGCTCCACCGACACCACAGTCAGTTGATCGCCGGCGAATGCTTGCCGAGATCCTGTCGGTGCCGGTAGAGACCCCGCGGACACCGGCCGGCATGGTGCCCTCTATCGAGGGCGCGGCAATCTCAGGAGTTGCCAATATCGCAAAAGCCATCATGGGCGCTCGAAATCGCAAAAAATCCGACGCACAATCACGCGAATTGCTGGCGAAAGAGCTTGCGATCTCACAAGGACAAGATCCGTTCGCGTCCGAGCTGCAACCGATCGAATCTCCTGTTTTGAGCGGCCGTGTGCCCATTCTGGAGGGGCCGGGTGCCGATGAGGCGGTAGCGGCTACCCAAGCAGGTATTCAGCCGTTCCAGGGGGCTACAGAGGCCACTAGGGCGGCCGAGCAGCCGGCCAGGGCCGAGCATGACCTAGCGGCACTTCTCGATCCGCGGGCGAGTGGGATGGCCGCACAGAGGATTGCTCCGCCTCCTGGCGATCCGTTTACGCTCGGGGCGGGACAATCAAGGTTCGATGCGCAAGGGAACGTGATTGCTCAAAGCCCGCACGCTCCTGGAACTGGGAATGACGCCAAGCCTCCGGCGTCGATAGCCGAGTACAACCTCTATTCTGAGCAAACCCGTGCCGCGGGAGAGGAGCCGGCATCGTTTCAGGACTGGCAGCAGAGCATGGCGCGAGGACAGGTTATCGAGTTCGAGGGCGCCAAGTACATCCTGAATCCGGTAACGAAGGAGTACACGCCGATCTCGACCAGGGAAGGCGAGATATCGGCAGCAGCAGATAGAGCCTCCCAGATTTCGGCGGCAGAGGAGGGGGGCGTGTCCCTGACCCCTGGACAGAGAGCCGTCGATACCAAGTTCGCGGATGATTACGTGCAGTGGCAAGCCGTTGGAGGTTTTGCCGATGTGCAAAAGAACCTATCGCAGTTGCAGGACGTGCAGAGACGGCTTGAGTCTGGCGAGGAGTCTTTGACTGGAACCGCTATCGGTAATACTCCTCGGAATATTCTAGCTGCAACCAACCCTGCCGCACTGAATACGCTTGAGGCAGTTGAGGAGGTTGTCCAAAGGAACCTAAGACTCATACTTGGCGCGCAGTTCACCGAGAAAGAGGGCGAGCGACTTATCGCTCGTGCATACAACCCTAGGCTCCCAGAATCAGACAACGCGGTGCGCGTTGGGCGACTGATGCGGTCTCTCGAAGATGCTGCCAAGGCAAAAGACAGTGCAGCACAGTACTTTGCGGAGAGAGGAACGCTGGCTGGCTGGAATGGAAGGCTGTTTACGCTTGGTGATTTTGAATCGGCGATCAGTTCGTCTAGCAATGAGACTGAACCATCGCAGACGCGCGAAGCGCAAGAGATCACAGATGATCCTCTTTCGTCGCTCACGCCAGAGCAGCGGCAACGGTACGGACTCTGATGACAGACCTAAACCAACTTGTCATCGCTCTGAAGAAAGCGGACGAGGCGGGGGACGAGCAAGCTGCTCAGGCCATCGCAGCGGCGATAAAACAGCAGCGATCGAATCCCGTACAGCAGCCAGAGCAGGCTCCTGAAAACCCTACCCGCCTTCCGTTCGCCGGAGGTGAGTCATACGCAGAATCCGGACCTATGGGCGATCAGTTGATGCGCGTACTTGGTCAGGGTGCTAGATCAATGGGGAACGCGGTAGGCGGAACGGCTGGCATATTCGTCGATCCGATCATCATGGGGAAGAACAAACTGTTCGGCACTAACGATCCTTTCGCTCGCGAGGCGATGTCGCAAGTTTCCGACAAGGTCGGGCTTCCGGCAGCGGAAACAGGGCCAGAAAAAGCCGCGGCTTTTACCACGGAGTTTGTAACTGGCATGCCGTTAGGCGGTCTGTTGACTCGCGCAATTACTCCAGCAAGCGTGCCTCGCGTTCCTACATCGAGTGCTACCGCTCCGGGTGCGGCAACGCTTGAGAATGCCGGCGTTCCTCTGGATGCCAGTCAACGCTCTGGTAGTGCCTTGGCCGGGCGTGTTAGGTCAGCGGTAACCGATCATCCGATGACGGCTAATCGTCAGCAGTCGTTCACGACCGATCAACTGAAGGCTTATACGAGAGCCGTGCTTAACACAATCGGAGAAAAGGCGGACGAGGCGAGTCAGTCGGTGATGGCCAGAGCTAAATTAAGGATCGGGTCTGTATTCAACTCGATCGCCAAGAAAAGCCCGGCGATGTTCGATGATGCGCTTGAAACCGATATTGCAGGAACGGTTCAAAAAGCGAGCCGCATTCTGACCGATAGCGAATTGAAGGTATTGCAGAACAACGTCGATGACATTCTGAACGCGGTTGACGATACGGGGCATATCAGTGGCGATGTGTTCAACAGAATTTCATCGACGCTCGGTCAGCTGTCGAAGAAAAAGGACATCGGGCATTTTGCCAGAGATATTCAGGAGTCGTTGTTTTCGTCTTTAGAGCGATCGTCTCCGGC